TTTAATAATTAAACATTATAATGAGGACTAGAGCAGTTAGGCGCCGACCAGGTTATCCTAATTTTATTAGCTTCAGCTCTGCTCTAGTCTCATTAACTCAACACTATATCCCTCTTGAGAAGAACGTACCCATTTTTCTTCTTGACTATCTTCTATGTATAGATGAAATATAAGCGCCTGCTTACCTTTCTCCCATCTAACAACACGACCAATCCTTTGGATCAAGTCTTTAGCTTTGCTGGTTCCACTGGCTATAATAGCCATTGAAATATCCGGGACGTTCATGCCCTCGTTCAAAGCCTTTGCAGTAGAGATACGTGTTACTTTAGTTCTATTATCAATAAGTTTGTCAAGAGAAGCTTTTCTAGCTTTCTTACCCATCTTACTGTGGAAACTAACACAATTATCTCCTAATGCATCTGTGACTTTGTCAGCAAATTCAATAGTCTGAGAAAATATGATTGCTTTTCTCTCAGGATATAGTTCACATAAGTGTTTAACAGCATCAACTTTAGAGCTAGCATTATAAATTAAATTCTTTCTCTTAAGCATTGCTGCGTTACATCTATAAGGAAACGTTTTGTTTTCATCATCAAGGGTCATCCCTTTACGTTGAAGAAACGTTTCATAGTTTTGTTGTCTCATACAAGAGTACATAAGTTTAAGATCCCTCTCAAAGAAAGGAAACAGCTGGTTAAATGAATTATTTGCACCAGTATATGATCTCTTCTCAGTACCACTAAGTTTTAGCGGTACATTATAGATAACAAAATCACTGATTAGTTCTAATTTCCTTGCCTCATTCGTGTTAACTCTATCAACGATAGGAGCCACAGAATTAAGCAGAGGTAATTTAACTGCATCAATGTACGCAGACAGACCGAGTACACGATCATATCTGTTATTAGAAAAGAAGTTAAAATACTCAGGAGATATATAATTATGTATCTCGTCAGCTATTACTAAATCATAATGCTGTCCGAAATATTTATATGCAGTTTGTATACATACACATTCTACACATGAATCAAATACATTACTGTATCCCCATTTCTTAAACTCATCTTTCCATGCACGGTCTCTAATAGTCTCAGTAGGTGTAAGGACTAAAATGTTACAATCCATACCAGACCTTTCTGCTATTAGAGCCGCTGCTAATACACCACATCTTGTCTTACCGACACCTGTAGCATATTGTAGTGTACCTTTACCACTTACTGGATAGGCCCACCATTTGTTCAACCCTTCACGTTGAAGCTTGTCTTTAGTTTGATTTGCATCCATTTTTTTAATTTTATTTACACCATTCTTTACTAATTGTATAATCAACACCCATTGGGAAATCTGGTATTATCTCTGCACCAGCTTCACGCATTAATCGACATTGAATTTGAGCCCACTCTTCAGCACGCTCTTCTTTTACTTCAACGCCTATTTCGTCATGAACCTGGGTAACAAGGAACGCAGGGAACTTATTTTCTTCAATATAAGTTCTGATTTTAACCATTGCTAGTTTAATCATGTCTGCACCAGTACCCTGAATAGGAGTATTCTTACTAGCACGTTCAATAGCGCCTAACACTTTAAAGTCCTTCTTAAGGGTCATACCCTTATTCCAGTCTTCAAACCATCTAATGCGCCTATAAGGCTTAAACGTTCTAATATGTCCATAAAACTTACCATAGTCACCTAAGTTCTTTAGAAAGCCTCCAATTTTAGGAAACTCTGTAAAATACTGTTGGATCAATGCATCAGCTTCATCGACTGGTATTTGCAACGTATCTGATAATTTAAATTTACTCATACCATAAGCAAGACCGAAATTAATAGTCTTGATCATAGTTCTAAGTTTCTTTTTCTCATCAGCGTCGGCTTGACGCCACTTGTCTTTAAATACCATATCAGCACATATACTGTGGAGATCTGCCTCCTCTTTACGTGCTTTCATCCATACTGGATCTTTAGACCCAGAAGCTATAATACCTAATTCTTGACCAGAATAATCTACAGAAACTAAACTATATCCATCTCTTGCATGAAAACAATTTCTGAATTTGTTGTTTGCAGGGATATTCTGCATATTAGGTTTATTATCTGACTTCATACCGCTTGACACACGGCCTGTATTTAATATTTGCCAGAAACTAGTTCTAACTTTACCATCTTTCATAACATATTTTAGGAAAGACTTACCATAAGTTGATACTACTTTTTGATTTTCTTTATACTTTAGATATTTAGCCACGAGCTTTCTATCTTTATACTTAGATAGCTCGAATGCATTAACTTTTTCAATATCTAAACCATATTCTTTAAATACTTTTAGCGCTTGTGTTGGACTAGACCACTTTATGTCTATCTTCCTAATGTCTTCAGCTGGTATAAATAAATCAGCTTGAAAAGATTTTTTGATAAACTTATTTAGTTCTAAAGCTTTTACTAAATCATCTAGCTCACTCTCCATAGTTCTTACAACCTTCTCATAGTCATCAGCAATGCTTAACCACTGTTCAGAGTTGAAGTGCAAGCCATTAAATTCTATGTCAGCAAAAGCAAGAGCTACATTGTTTTCCAAATCTAACACATTCTCGAGACCATGCTTTTTAATTTCTATTAATTGCATGTCACGTATGTCAAGTAAATGCTCAACATCTTCAGCACCATACATTATTTGTTCAGTATTAAATGGGTTACCATCTAAACCTACAAACTTGTTACGAACCTCTTTATTTAATTCTTTACCTAAGTATCTCTGTGTCAATGCGTTAAGAGAGTAACCTACATTAAGTTTACCACACTTTAACACACCTTCAGCAAGCATAGTGTCATACGGATTTACAATATCCGCACCCCACTGAGCTTTGATAAATTTATAATCGAATTTAATATTGTGAAAAATCTTTACAATGTTTGGATCTTCCAGAATAGGAATAAGAGGTTCAATACCTATATATCTGGTGTCGATAACATATTGAACATCCTTAGTGCCGATCTGAAACATGATAACTTTCTTACTACAGAAATCTTTACCATTAGTTTCAGTGTCGACGCCAAGTACAGTTTGTTGAGATAAATAATTTACAGCTTCATCCATACTAACACATTCAAAGATTGGGTCAATCTCTTTGTGTGCACAAATAAGCTTTATCATAATTTAGTCTTCTTCTTCTAGATCTGCTAAGTAGTTGTTTACTACATTAGTTTCTAGATAATTAATTACATTTTTAAGATATGTGATCTCGTAATCAGAACCTTGGAACTTAGCCCGCTGACTGTTGTCCTGTTCTGCTAATGTCACTGCTTCTTTCAAACTCTTGAGATCACTTGATTTTAGAGTTGAAATCCATTTCATATGCCCCATTATTCTTCATTTGATGTAAAGAGACCAACAAGAGCTATGAGAATCGCAGCCATAAATAATACTAACAATATTTTAGCCATAACTTTTCTTTTAAATTAAACAATAATTACCTACAGAACCTGTTATGTTAAACTATCTCACATGATCCACCAGCACAAGCTACTTCCTGACTTCTTGTTGTATTGTCATCAGTTTCTTTTACTTTACGTAAATCGATAGCAGTTAATGCATTAATCATGTTATAGTATTTAGTTTTAGATATGTTTTCGAAGGGTGCTTGTGTGTATGTACCACCATCATATGGTAATATACTCAGGCCATTGAATGTTTCTCTGTTCATCCACATCCATTCACCAACAGCTTTCCACTCATCCTCTTTGATAGAGACTGTAGCAGATACATTGTTAGTATTATCACCTGATCTGTGACCTTCACGTACATAGTCTAAGTTAAATCTTTTAACTCGTTCTAGCATGTCAAGTGCACTTTCTTCGTGTCGTAAAATGGAGCCAGCGGGAGCTTTTTGAGGGATCTCAATCACTGCAGAGTTTGGTATTAGTTCCATATCAGCAACTAACTCGGGATGAGCTTTGGCCAAATACTTATATAATGACTCATCCTTTGTACATTGCATACGTCTAATATAATAGTCGTTATGCCATGCGTGTATTCCTGATGAAGTCCCTAATACACAGCTCGTAGTTCCGGAAGGCTTAATAGTAGTTACCCTCGCTGCTTTGTTGATACCCAATAACTCAGAATAGTATTCATTAGCCTGGTTTGACGCGTGCGCCGCACCCTTTAAGTCATACTTGAGTACTGTTCCACTTCCTATACCTGTCATCCCAACGCCTATTAAAGCGTCTTTCTCAGTTGTTTGTTTCCATATTGGTCGAAGATAGTGAAAGTCCGTGAAGGACGCCTGTAGAGTTCCCAGTAATGATGCATACTTACACCTTAATTCAAGATCTTCTTGTGACTCAATATCTGAAACGTTAACCTCGGTTAGATTACAGAATTGAAATGGTTTTAGGGCAATCTCGCAACAAGGGTTTGTACCATAATCACTATTATTAGTGAAATACATACCCGGCTCACCTGAATTAGACTCTTGGATTTTCTTCCAGAACTTCTTAAATTCAGGGTGAGTGATTCGGTGTCTACGAATGACTGCACTGTTGTTAGCCCTTCCTCGTTGAGGATTCAGCTCCCACCAGTTTCCATATTTACTTGTTAGCATCTCTTCATCATCCATTGAGAATAATGAAATCAATGCTGCTCTCCTTATTCCACCTGCAAGCACAGCGTCAGCGATAAAACACACCATATCGTGCACCTCCAAGGGTGTAAGAGAGTCTCCTGTTTGTTTTCTGTTTAATAATGTTTCTAAATGATATAAGCATGTTTTAAGTGGCTCAGGACCTGGAGCTTTTCCTCCAGCTGTCACAAGCCTTGATCCCTTTGGTCTAATATCAGTGAAGTCAAAGACAGGTTTTGTCTTTCTTACACCCATATATGATCCAACGAGATGTCTTACCGCATCAGCCCAACCTTCTATTGAATCCCCAATTACGTATTTTTGAGACTTCATAGGTTTAACTATTTGTGGTAAATTTCTTACATGTTTAAATTGCACTGAATAACCAACACCAGTTCCTCCTAGTAAAAGGAACATGATTTCAGAGAATGCTCTATAATCATCTATTGGTAAATACGCACAGTTGTAAATCCTTGATTCTGACTTAGTTATAGCAGGTCCTGCGAACTGCATAGCCCTCATCGAAGGTAATATTTTTCTTTCTTTTACATAGCTGATAGCCTTTTTTATATCCTTGGCTACATTAGGATGTTTGTCGATCATCATTGATTCATAACGATCACATATTTCATTGAAGGTTTCTCTTCTACCTTTTTCAGGTATAAACTTGGCGTATTTATTAAAGACGACGATGTCGCTCAATATCTGATTGGATATTTCCATTTGCAATTATTTTTAAATGTTATTAATGTATTTATAGAGTAGTAAGGATTCGAACCTATAACTGAATTCAGTTTCGAGCACCATGATACTCTCTCTTTTGAAGCACATTCCAACATTGCCTACTCTACAAATACAAGATTGTATTGTGAATAGTGTTGAGTAATTCGAAAAGGGGAACAAAGATAACTATTTTTAGCTAACTTTGCGCCCTTTCATGTGAATTTTTATTCTTTTTTTTACCTCTTTTTGTCTTATTTTATAATCTTCATAAGACTCGCCCTCTTTACGAGCAGGACTAAGGTCAATATCAAAGAATGCAGAGTCTTTACGACCAGTTATAGGTTCTGCTATTTGTTCCCCATAACTTTTCCATTTCTTTTTTCCCATTAGAATAAATTTATCAGGTTAATAAATAAAGAATAAGCTACGACAGCTAATCCTGTAAATATAATACCTGTGAAACCAATAAATGCACATACTTCAGCTGGATGTGCTTGCTTAATGACCTTTTTAAGTCTGCTAGGCCATACGACTATAATTTTTCTCATATACCAATAATAATGATTTCTGCAGCTCGTTCTAATTCTCTAGCCATTGAACGAAACGTGCTTAATTGAAGTTTAATACTTTTACTTTGATACCCTTTATGCTGTTCTTCCATAGTTGTTATTTGTTTTATAATCTCATCACGTTTAGTGAATAACACCATAGCTGCATAAGGACATTCTGTTTTACCTGCCATATCTAGAGCCCATTGAACAGGATTTTCTTGTTTACTTACTTCTAATTTCATTAGTCTTCCATGGCTTTAGGCTTTAGTTTATCTACTAAAGCTTTATTATACTTCTGTAAAGCGTTTATATGATCTTCTAGTTCTAATAGTTGATCCATTCTATCACTTTCTTTCTTATTTTCTATTTGAGTCATAATATAAATTCCCAAAACCACACCACTAACAAAAACGAGGACAAATATAACAATATTTTCCATTGTATTTATTTTAAGTTAGACATTTAGTTAAAATATGAGTGTAGTAACAGCGTTAGTCCTAAGCCCTTACGCTCCAAACAATACTGTTACTCACTCATAGAGATTCAACCAGTTTATAGTGTACAGAGAGTCCACCATGTGTAATACATTACATAACAAAGTCCTTATACTCTTTTACGATCCAAAGGCAATATGTTTACTCTTGTTTACGACAAATAGATAACTATATGTATCACAATGGAGACCTGCTTTACACACCAGAGGTTAGATGTTCCTATCTAATTAAGTGCAGACTCAGGCTCTACTATAAGTGGTTGAAAATAAGTTAAAACAAGAATCTATCACCACGATTATGACTAATTCTTGCTTCTCTTGTACCGTGTTTGCAAGCAACGGTAAATATTACTGCTAATAAGATACCAAGTAAATCTACTACTCCACTACCTAAACTACATACATTTAATATGTTTAATACAATAAATAATGGAAATACTATTAACCCGATATACAATAATGATACAAATAATGTATCTAATAAGTGTTTAAATAGATGTTTCATATCAAACTGTTTTTAATGGTAATTCTAGATGTATGAGAGTGGTGACACAAGGCCACACACTCACACACAACTATTCACACCAGATTAATACTATAATGTTGGTAACTCTGACATAGTTTCAACTGATTGACTAACTGTTTTAGTCTCAGCTTCACCTACATACTCATCAATGATGATATGATCCCAGTTATCTTTAACTAGAACATCGTCAACCATTGTTGATGACTTAACAACTGTTTCTTCTATGATATACTCAATCTCTCCAGTTTCTTTGTTCAAACCTTTGATGTATCTACCATTAGCACCAGCTTTCTTAGCAAGTTGTAACACATTATCATGCTTATACTTACCGTTTTGTGTTGTAGGATCAAACTCACTTAGTAGTTTAGCTACAATTTGTAGTTGTAAGAATTTAACTGAACCATCAGGCATTGTAAATGATGGGTTCTTCTTACCAATGAATAATCTAGTCACACCACCATCGATAGGTAATGAGTCTAATTCATTGCTGTTAACTCCAAACAAACTTACAGCTTGCTCAGCACTAACAGTCATCCAACCTACTCTAACACCTGATGATGAAGTGAATGTTGGATTGTTAGGATTCATGTAACCAAGCAAATTAAATGAACCATTTGTACTTTCAGCTAGTTTTTGTCTAACCTCGATACTATAATTCTTAATATCTGGTGCTTGTTTAGATGGATTAATCCTCTTGATGTTCAATGCAACTGTTTCACCTGTTTGTAATGAAGCAATAGCATCTTTTTCCTGTTGCGTATAATTTATTTTCGCCATTTGTAGTGTTGTACGGTTATCACATTGTACTCTTCGGTTTTGTAGTCATTACTATACTTTAGCTATATATATATTAATATACAGTAATAACAAATGTTATAATTATGTTTAAAATGGTAGTCTTAACACACATAAGTGTCTATGTATACTTATTTTCATCTTTCTTATCAATATCGTTAGTGTTGAGTAGTTTTATAAGGGAAAGAGGAATGTAATTCGTATCACACACACACAATTATGTCGTTAAACATATCCAAATTTTAGTATAGGTCTTGGATCTAAAAAAAAAATAAAGACAGCTAACTCTTACATTAACTCAGAGGTCGTAATACTGTCTTTACTGTGTCTCACACACACACTCAACACTAGTTCTTTATCTTACCAAAGCTTAGTAATGGTCATTGATCTAAAAGAAAAAAACAACACTCTCAACCTTTAGCATAAAGCTTAGTCAGTGAGTTAGGGAACGGCCCGAGTGTTGTGTAAAAAGCACTTTGATTGAGAGAGATGAGTGCGAACTCCCATACTGTTCATCTGGTGTGATGATTAGTATCTACTACAGTTCGATGTATCCCTTCGTGGTAAGAGAGTTGTCTAAGTGTTGGATGATTGATTCATTGTAGTTGAACCACTCATCTCCCTTAGTAGTAGTGAAGCCATTGACTTCATCGTACTTTAACTCTCCATCCTTACGAAGAACAATCCTCTTACTACCGTCACTCTTAAGAGTAACAACGTCGTAACGAGAGAATCGTTTCTTAGGACGAACTGTATGGTTAACAGAAGTATTATCCATACCACAATTCTGTAATGGTCTGATCTAATTTCGACGTGGGGTATTCTGATTCTGACTTACTACCGGGGGGACTTTTCAATAA